TGTAAAGTCTGTGTGTATGAAAAGAAAGTTCGGAATTATATCAGATAATAAACCGGTATGGCCAGCATTATCTGCATTACAAAAACTAAATATAAAACCTACACCTGAATGGTATTTTACTGTTGAGAATGAAGAAGGACAAACAAAACAAGTGCATGCAAAAAATGTGCATAGAATAGAAAGTCAGAAAGAATTAAGAGCATTACTAATGGAACAGGTACATGTAGTACCACCTACAATTAAAGGTAATGACTTTTATGAAATATTAAAAAACTTATTTGAAAAATCTAAAATAGAAATATTAGAACCTGCAGAAGGAACTAATCCATCCGATATATTAAAAGCACATATACATAGATATATAAATGATCCACAAGCTAAGAAATATAATTCTTTCAAAAGTGGTAGACCATTACTAGATGATGAGTATGCATACTTTTTATACAGTGCATTTTATGATGATTTAAAAACATATGAATGGAAAGAATCATCAGCTAAAACATCACTAATGATCAAAGCATTATTTCCTAGTAAAAAACCAGAGGAACAAGCTAAGTTTGATCATAGTAAAAAGTTTCCTGGAAAAGATTCTGATAACAAACAGTATCCACCATTAAAGACTTTACGAATACCATTAAAATATTTTGAAAGTGAAGAAGATGTCAACGAACAACATCAGTTTGAAAGTGAAGAAGATATAGTATGATTTATAAATACTATGGACCACCAGGTACCGGCAAAACATTTAAGTTAATTAGCAGAGCTAAAGCATACGCAAGATTAGGGACACCATTACACAAAATAGGTTATTTTGCATTTAGTAAAAAAGCTGCAGGTGTTGCAAAAGAAAGAATGCCTGCAAGTGAAAAGAATCTTCCATACTTTCAAACACTACATTCTTTTTGTTTTAATTTTTTAGATATGAAGAAAGAAGACATTATGCAGCCATATCATTATGAAAAATTTGGTAAAGAAATAAATGTAAAAGTAAAATATGCAGACAAATATAATAAAGAAGAAGTTAATTATCTAACTTGTGATAATCCTTATTTTCAATTGATACATAAAGCAGTTAATAAATGTATTACTCCTAGAGAAGAATATGAGTTATGGGAACATAATCCTAAAGAAATAGTGTGGTCAACTTTAAAATACATAAGTGATAATTTAATTAAATACAAAAATGCTAAGAATTTATATGACTTTAATGACCTGGTAGATCTTACAATTAAATCTAAAGACAAAGAAAGTTTTCCTAAATTCAAAGCAGTATTTATAGATGAAGCTCAGGATTTATCACCATTACAATGGAAACTATTTGATGTATTAAAAGAAAAATCAGAAGATATCTATTTAGCAGGTGATGATGACCAAGCTATATTTGTATGGGCAGGTGCAGATGTAGAAAGATTTATTAAAGAACCGGCTAAAGAAAGGGTCCTAAAGTACTCAAAACGTGTGTCTAGAACCGTCCAGGAGGAGTCTCAGAAGCCAATTGAACAAATTATAGGCATAAGGAAGGAAAAACACTATTTACCACGAGATTACGAGGGAGAGTCTTTAACCATATCTAATCTAAATCAAATAGATTTAACCAAAGGTAAATGGTTAATATTAAGTAGAACTATATCTAGACAATTAAAAATTGCTGAAGAATTAAAACGTAAAGATTTATATTATGAAACCAACAAGGGAAAAAGTTTTAGCGTGACTTTGTATAATACAGCTATGTTGTATGAAAGCTGGTGCAAAGGTAAAATTTTACAGGAGAAAGAAGAAAAACAAATACAAGAATATTTAGGAGATAATTTATTTAATAGAAATAAAAATTGGTTTGATCAATTTATTAAAGCTGATGAAAAAGAAAAATTATATATAAAAAATATGTTAGACAACAATGAAAATTTAAATTTTAAAGCTAGAATATGGCTATCTACTATACATGCAGCTAAAGGTGGAGAAGAAGATAATGTAATTTTATGTTTAGATATGGGAAGTAAAATTCTTAAATCTATTAAAAGAAGTCAAGAAAAAAATGACGAAGAGCATAGAGTCTGGTACGTAGGAACCACAAGAGCAAGAAATAACCTATATAAACTAAAAGCAAAAATAAAAAGAACGGGGTATCAACTATGAGAATAATTACATCAGATATATTTATAACTATAACATTAACATTTTTTGTCATCAACATAATGGAGGTATTAAAATGACACACAAAGATATATTTAAAGATTCATTTCCACAAGATAAACAAATAGGTGGGAGTCACTACAAAGACTTTCACATTCAACCTTATGAATTTATTTCTAAAAACGACCTTTCCTTTTTTCAGGGAAATGTTATAAAGTATGTTTGTCGTTACAAGAACAAGGCGGGGATACAAGACTTAGAAAAAATAATTCATTACTGTGAATTAGAAATTAAAACAATGAAAGATCTTAAAAAGAAATGATTATACCTCAAACAGAATGGTTAGTGCCTACAGAGTATCCTGATCTAAGATCAGCAAATGAAATTGCAATTGACTTAGAGACACGTGATCCAGACTTAAAGAAACTGGGTTCAGGAGCCATAATAGGTAATGGTGAAGTTGTAGGTATAGCTGTTGCTGTTGATGGTTGGAAAGGTTACTTTCCTATCGCTCATGAGATTGGTCCAAACTTAGATAGTAAAAAAGTTTTAAATTGGTTTACTGATGTATGTTCATCACCTGCTACAAAAATATTTCATAACGCAATGTATGACGTATGTTGGATACGTAATTTAGGTATAAAAATCAATGGTTTAGTGGTAGATACTATGATTGCAGCATCATTAATTGATGAGAATAGATTCTCTTATACCTTAAATACTATGTCCTGGGCTTATCTTAACAAAGGTAAAAATGAAGCAAGACTAATAGAAGCTGCAAAAGAAAGAGGACTAGATGCAAAAGCAGAAATGTGGAGATTACCGGCAATGGAAGTTGGATCATACGCAGAACAAGATGCATCACTTACATTAGAACTCTGGCAAAAATTTAAAAAAATAATTATTGAAGACGATTTACAAAAAATATTTAATTTAGAAACTGATCTGTTTCCTTGTCTGGTCGATATGCGCTTCCTAGGGGTGCGGGTAGACGTTGAGAAAGCCAATCAATTGAAAACAGCACTGGCAGTAAAAGAAGAAAACCTATTACAACAAATAAAAATAGAAACAGGAGTAGACATTCAGTTAATGGCAGCAAGAAGTATTGCACCGCTTTTTGATAAATTAAATTTAACTTATTCGAAAACTGAAAAAACTGGTGAACCATCATTTACTAAAAACTTTCTTGTTACACATAAACATCCTGTAGTACGTATGATAGCAGAAGCTAGAAAAATAAACAAGGTTAGAACTACATTTATTGATTCAATAATTAAACATGAACATAAAGGTAGAATACATGCAGATATAAATCAAATTCGTTCTGATGATGGTGGTACAGTTACAGGTAGATTTAGTTACTCTAATCCTAATCTACAACAGATTCCGGCAAGAGATCCGGATACAGGGCCATTAATTAGAAGTTTATTTATACCTGAGGAGGGTAGCAAGTGGGGTACGTTTGACTACTCGCAACAGGAACCAAGGCTTGTTGCACATTATGCTTTAAAGTTTGAATTACCATCCGTAAATGATATTGCAGATTCATACGAAAATGATCCTTCAACAGACTTTCACAAAATTGTAGCTGAAATGGCAGACATACCTAGATCACAGGCCAAGACAATTAATCTTGGTTTGTTTTATGGTATGGGTAAAGCAAAATTAATGAATGAATTAGATTTAACAAAAGATAAAGCTGATGAACTTTTTAAAAAATATCACGACAGAGCACCTTTTGTAAAACAATTAATGAATAAAGTAATGAACGCAGCTTTAACAAAAGGACAAATAAAAACACTGCTTGAAAGACGTTGTAGGTTTCCTAAATACGAACCTATACTAAAAGGTAGTGATTGGGGCAAATACATACCAGCAGAAGATGAAGAACGCATGAAAGAATTACAGGAAATGGGACCAATACTAAAAGATTTTGAAGGTAATATAATTAAAGATAAAGATGGTAAATCTAAAAAAAATTATTGGCATAAAAATCCAACACGTAGAGCTTTTACATACAAAGCATTAAATAAATTAATTCAAGGTAGTGCTGCGGATATGACAAAAAAAGCAATGGTAAATTTATACAAAAATGGATATCTCTCTCACATACAAATACATGATGAGTTAGATTTTTCTATTGAGTCAGAAGAACAAGCTAAAAAAATAAAAACCATTATGGAAAATGCAGTTGACTTAGAAGTACCAAATAAAGTAGACTACGAATCCGGTCCTAATTGGGGAGAAATAAAGTAATGTACTATGGCTTATTTAAATGCTAATATACCGCCGATTTATTGTAAAATAAGAAGGGAGTATCTCTATGATCTTAAAAAAAATAAAGGACAGTCTAGTGACTGTGTTATCTTTGGTCTTAGCTCTATTTCAGGTCGCGCAATCTTATTTCATTGCATGCTACCAAATGGTGCGGTCTTTTATAGACTACCTATTTCAGCATTCTTTCAAAAAGAGTTTGAAAGAAAAGACGTGCCTGATATGCGAGTGGATCAACTCGAACTGTGGAACTGCTTTAGTTATTATCCTAGTGTCCATTGTTTTGATTGGTTGGCTGGTATAGAAGGTAAATTTTTAGGAAAAGATAAAAAATTCTATCCAGGTCAATATTTATTTACTATTGACTGGGCGCATCCAGAGACTAATATACTAAACACGGAACATTCAGAAATTCCGCAAGAGCACAAGTGTGCACACATATTAGCGTTGAAAAACGGTAATTATGCAGCGCAGCCAAACAATAGAATCATTTGGCATGTGAACAGTTATACAACAGATAATGATTGGCCTGACTATAGCGTACAGAATACGTACTGGGACTGTGAAGGATCTGATTGGGTAACAGAAGATTCTGATAAAATGTTTTATGATATTGAGGAGAAAAAATGAGTTTAAATGTATGTGTAGATTGTAATTTTGAAAAGAAAAAATGTCAGTGTGTTGTACCACCTAAAAAGGTAAGTTGGTGGAGAAGAATATTTTTTTGGACTAGATAATTATGGAGTGTCAAAGGATGAACTATTACTTTACAGGTTTACTAATAGTAATGTTAGTCACTTTGGCTTTATGTGGAGGTCCTAGTGTCCAATAAACCACTCAACATCGGAGAAGAGGCAAGAGTACAGATGCCGATGAAGACGGTAGCTAGCCTCATCGTGCTCGTCGCAATGGGCGTCTTCGCTTATACGGAGCTGACGGCGAGGTTGGTATCGTTAGAGACATCAAGAGAATTATTTGAAAATGATTTGCTTAAAAAAAGTGAACAGGTCCCTACGGATCAGGAGCAACATTTTTTAATTGAGGATTTGTATAAGTCTGTTGAGAAGATGGAA